CAAAATTTAAATCAGGGGCAGTCAAATTACAATAATTAAATTTTCTAGTAATAGAACCAATTGTGTTTCTTGTTCTACCTAAACCTACAGCATATAAACTTCTTCCTGAATTATAATTACTAATAGAAGATTGATTATTACCTGTAGTATTAAATCCAGTTTTTTCATATCCTGTAAACTTTCCCATATTATACATAAATAAGAATAATTATTTTTCTCATTTTTGCTTATTTTTTATTATTAATAATTTTGTCTTGGTAGTGCTCCCCATGCGCAAATTCCTGGTTGTGTTAAATTATAGTTATATATTGATCCTTTCTTTTTAGGAGCTGTACAACCTCCAGAACGCGCTCTTTGTAATGCTGTTCTTCTAAAACTAGTATCATAACTTTTAGAACCTATTGGATCTGATAATGGTAGCCCAACTTTATAGGCTGACTGACCAATTGATGTGCTTTTTATAATACTTGTTCGCATTGAGGATGGTATAGGTTGGATATAATTCATGTGAGAACTTACAGCATATTGTCTTTGGGATGAATAAGAAACTTTAGTTGTAGGCGTTGATAATTTCCCTAAAGCATCTTGCCGTGCTTTTTGAGCAGGACTTAATGCTGTTGCTCTTAAATACTGTGCTCTAGCATTAGAGCCCATTTCAGAATAAATTGGTTCTTGTCCAGGAAAAAATTGTGGAGGATTGGGTCTTTTTCCTGTTAAAATGCCATAACTATGGTAAGGAATAGTGCTAGGATATTGACTTGAATCTAATGGTCCAGCTATTGGCGCATTCACATACCCAGCAAAAGTTTGAGAACCAATTGATGTTGTAATTCCATATGGGGTAGCAGTTGTCATTAATATACTATATAAAGATATATTTATTTATAAAATTATTTTTATTATAACAGTTATTCTAATTATCTTTATTATATAAACTAACAAGCTTATAATTATAAATATTATAAATATTATAAAAATTATATATATAATATTTTTATCAATTATTTAATATCTTCTTGAAGCACGCCAAGCAACTTGAGAACCACTATTTTGATTACCACCAAATGATAAATCATTATAATTTTGATTAATAGCTTTATTCTTTGAATAACGAGTAAAATCTGAACAATCATATACATATTTTACATTACATGTAGATGGAGGTACCGATGGGTTTATTTGAAGTGATGACCAAACAACAGATGGAGCAACATTATTACTAGCCCCAAAACGTTGTCTTAAACCATGTTGGCCTGGTCTACTTTGCGGTGTTTGACAAGATCCACCTACTGAATAATTTTGTCTACATAATAAATCACCTGCGTTATTAACTGCTCTAAAAGAAGAAATAATTTTATTTTTATATGAACTTCCAGAATAACTTGTTGTATTCCAAGCATCTCTTAATGTAAATCTTGTTCTAGCAAATTGATCTGTATTATCATGATCAACAATTGGTTGGGGCATACGACCTTTTATACCACCCCCTATTTCTATACGATTGTTAGAGTTATTTTTTACATATATAGGACGTCCAATACCTGGAATTAAATTCCCAAACCCTATACCTCCTGTTGTAAATCCTGAAGTTCCTGTTGCTGATGGTGAAAAACCTACTCCAACACTAGTCATTTATATAATACAATAATAAAAAAATAATTATATTTCTTAAATGTTTTGAACTTTATAACAGAAATATTTTTTATCATTATAATTTATAATGTTTGATTTTGCTTTTCTTATAAGCGCCATAATATTCGTGTTACTAGATTACATTTATTTAGCTTTTATGAAAGGATATTTTGAAAAACAAGTTCAACTTGTACAAGGGTCGCCTTTGAAAGTAAATTTATTAGGAGCAATAATTTGTTATATATTCTTAATAACGGGTCTTAATTATTTTATTATTAAATCAAATCGTAGTATAAAAGATGCGTTCTTATTTGGTTTAGTAATTTATGCTGTTTACGAAACAACTAATTTAGCACTTTTTACAAAATGGTCATGGATAACTGTAATAATGGACACTCTATGGGGAGGTGTTTTATTCGCATTAACAACTTTTATAGTTTCTAAAATAAAAAAAATGATACATTAAAAAATCATTATTTAATTTTTTTGATAATTAATCATATAAGGTAAAAAATATAAAGAAATAATTAAATAAATAATATTTGTATTTTTTCCTAATGTAGCAAAATGAGAACTTAATAAGCACGCAATAATCATCATAAGACTATCCCCAAAAATTGCGCCAGCCTCTACTTTTTTAGCATATAATTTGAAGAAATCTATCATAAAATTATAGCCACTTGGAACTGATGTAACAAATAAATAGAAAAGTACATCATAAATTATTTGAATACTTACTGCTAGGCCAGTAAATTTCCAAATATTAAAATGAATAAATATATATTTGTAAAAAAATCTAGTAATAATTATTCCAATGATTGAGATTAAAATATCAGCTGATAAAGCAGATAATTTAAATGTTATATACCATTTTTTCAAATAAAATGAATTAAAAATTTTATGGAAAACTAAAAATATTATAATTAGATCCGCATTTAGACAACCATTTAAAATTGGTAAATAATCATTAACATTTGAAAAATTAGAAATATCCGCAAATATCATTTTTTTACTTCGTTATAATAACGATGTAAAAAATTTATAATTATAATCATTTTTTATAACGAATTAAAAAAAACGCCCGTAATATCTTTATTATAAAGAATCTTTTTCTCCTGTAACATATCTGACATTTCTAATAATTTATCATGATAATTACTCAAAATTGTTTTTGCTTCAATATATGCCTCTTTTACTAAATCTAATGCTTCTTTATCCATTATAAATCTAGTATATTCTGAATATTTATCACCCATTGCCAAACTTCTTCCTAAAAATGGATTTGATTCATCGTTAATATCTTCATTATAAAATACTTCTAATTTATTACCCATTCCAAAATTACCTACCATCCGTTTAGCTAAATTATTTGCTGTTTTTAAATCTTGAATGGCTCCCATGGAAACATGTTCATTTCCATAATAAATACTTTCAGCTGCCTTACCACCCATACTTATAATTAATCTCTTTTTTAACATATCCTTTGTATATAAACCACCTTCTCTTATTTGTGGTTTTTCAGAAAAAATAGTATATCCACCGGCTCCATTATAAGTAGATTGAATTGAAACTTTTTGAAAATCAAAATATTCCTTAAATTTCAAAGCTAATAGAGCATGTCCAGCTTCATGGATTGAAACTCTCAATTTATTAACAGAAAGAGTTGTAGAATTAGATTCTTTCTTTATTAATCCTACTAATGATTTTTCAAAAGAATCAAAAATATATTTTTCTTTAATAATAGTTTCATTATTTCTAGCAGACATTATAGCAGCTTCATTTATTAAATTTTTTAATTCCGCCCCAGAAAAACCATCGGTTAATTCAGCTATTGCGGATATATCCATTGAGTTTTCAGTCTTTTTTTTATTCAAATAGACTTCTAGAATTTGTTGTCTAGATTCTTTATCTGGTAAAGGAACTTTTATTATTCTATCAAAACGTCCTGGTCTCAATAATGCCTTATCTAAAACATCCTTTCTATTAGTAGCTGCCATAACTACTATATCCTCATTATTATTAAAACCATCCATTTCGTATAACATTTGATTTAAAGTTTGTTCTCTTTCATCGTTTGCCATATTTATTCCAGCACCACGTTGTCTACCGACCGCATCAATTTCATCAATAAATATAATACATGGCCTATTTTGTCTAGCGTTTTCAAATAAATCACGCACTCTTGAGGCTCCCATCCCAACAAATAATTCAACAAATTCGGAACCGGATATTGAAATAAAAGTTGAATTAGTTTCTGAAGCGATCGCTTTCGCAAGTAATGTCTTACCAGTCCCAGGGGGGCCTTCAAGTAATATTCCTCTAGGCATTTCAGCACCAATTTCTTTGTATTTTTCCTTGTTTTCAATATACGAAATAATTTCTTTACATTCTTCAATAACCTCAGGACTCCCTGCCCAACTACTAATACTTACATTTGGTTTAACAAATTCTGGTTCTTTTTTTTTTAAATTAGGAAAATTAAAACCATTATTTCCTTGTTTCCAATTAGACGTTGGGAAACCCTTATTAGAATTTGATCTATATAGAATAGATAAAATGGATAAAAATGCGTAAATAGGTAAAGCATAAGAAACTAGAGTTAAAAATTCTCCAGCTAAATTTTGTATATTTACTATACTTTGTGGTGTAAAATTTACAAAATAAGTTGAAACCAAATGGTCATTTGATTTTTCAATTAGATTAGGAATAACTATTGGATTAATATCTGCTAAATGATAATGATTATAAATTATATCATCTTTAGGTAAATTATCTACTGTAACTATTTGATTTAATTTATTGTCAATATAAATTTTTGATATTTTATTGTGTAAAAGTTCATCCATTATATCATTATAATTTTCTTTTGTAAAATAATATTTTGAATTTTGTAGTAAATTTAAATCGTTGATATAATCATTATCACCTATCATTGTTATTTTAATTTTACTATTATAATTATTCCTTAAGGCATTATTATGAATATTTTTATTTGATAGTATTTGGAACCCTATAGAATTATTAATATATAACAAAAATAATAATGTTAAATTTAACAACATTTTATACTTAATTATCCGAAAAAAAAAATCATTTAAAATCTCAAAAAAAAATTGAAAAAACTTTTTAAAAAATTATTATAATTATTGATAAAATGAATAATACTACTAATGTATCAACAAATTCTATACCTAATTTTAGAACAAAAAATTTCTGTTTTTATATTAGCGAATTGTACGAAAACATAGAAACAGATTTCTTAACTTTTAAAAAAATATTTGAAAATTATGAATATACATATATAGATTACGAAAGCCGAGATAAAAATTTTTATGTTTGGCGTGCGTTTACTAATCATACTGAATTTAGGTTAAAAGATATAAAAAAAACTATACAATACCTGGTTAATAACTATAATGAAGTTAAAGAAAAAATTGGATTAAATATTATGAGTAATGATAATAAATACCTTTATGAAGAAATGAACAAAATTAATGAAGCTATGAAAAAATATAAAAATCAAATATCTAGTAAATTATAAAATAATTAGATTAAATAAATAAAAATATATTATAAATCTTTTGTAAACATTTTTTTTATTCCAATAATTGGTATAATTAATATATTACCTATATAATAGTTATATTTTTATATTTTAATATTTTAATAATATAAATGAAACAAAAATCTTTTACAAAAAGAAATTCTTTAAAAAAAAAATCTTTAAAAAAAAGAAAATATATCAATAAGGGCAAGACAATAAAAATTTTTAAGAATTATGGTGGTTCTGATAAATATAAAGGTGTCATTAAATATAAGAATATGTTATATATTGGCGATATTGATGAAAATAATTTACCAAATGGTTATGGAACAGCAAATTTTGATGATGGTTCTAAGTATGATGGTGACTGGGTAAATGGAGAAATAACAGGCAATGGAAAAATGATATTTAAAAATAATAATATTTTTGAAGGAACTTTTGTAAATGGACTAACAAATGGCAAAGGAATAATGAAATTTAACGATGGTAGAATTTATGAAGGAAATTTTTTAAATGGAAAAATAAATGGAAATGGAAAAATGATATATTCAAATGGTGATATTTATGAAGGTGATTGGGTAAATGGACAAATGACAGGTGAAGGTATCATGATTTTTTCAGATGGTAAAAAATATGAAGGAGATATAAACAATGGAACTATAAATGGAAGAGGAATTATGACATATCAAAGTGGACATATATATGACGGAGATTTTGTAAATGGACAATTGAAAGGAAAAGGAAAAATGATATATCCAAATGGAAATACATATGAAGGAGATTGGGAAAATGGAATTAAAGAAGGAAAAGGTGTAATGAATTTTGTAAATGGTGATATTTTTGACGGTGAATTTCAAAATGATATGAGACAAGGATTTGGTAAATTTGTACAAAAAGATCAAGATGGAAATATTGTAAAAATATATGAAGGATTATATGAAAATAATCTACCAAGCAGTAATTCAATAGCGAATCCATCATTAATAGATTAAATATATTTTTTATAAAATAATATAGATATATATTATTAAATAAATGGTTAAAAAAACTAAAAGAAGAAATTTAAATAAAAAAAAATTACAAAGAACTAAGAAAAAAAGAACAATAAAAAAATTTTTAGGAGGAACGCATGATAATGAAACAATTCATTTTCAATATGGAACATATACAGGACAAGTACATGATGGAATTCCTAGTGGAGAAGGAATAATGGTTTATAATAATGGTTCAATTTATAAAGGTCTATGGGAAAATGGAAAAAAACATGGAAAAGGAAAATTAACTTATTATAATGGAGCAAAATATGATGGTTTCTGGGAAAATGATTTAAAACATGGAAAAGGTAGATTAGTAAATGATGATGGTTCAATTTATGATGGTGATTGGATAAATGGTGAAAAAAATGGTCAAGGTAAATATTACTATCCTAATGGTGATCTATATGAAGGAGAGTGGTTAAATAATAAAAAAAATGGTAATGGAATTTTAAGCTTTGACGATGGAACTATTTATGAAGGGGAATGGTTAGATGGTCAACTGAATGGTAATGGTAAAATGTCATGGCCAGATAATGTAGTTTATGAGGGCAAAATTGAAAATGCCATGATGAATGGTTGGGGTAAACTTACAGAATATAATGAAAATGGAGACATAATTGATTCTCAAGAAGGGAATTGGGTAAATAATGAACCCGATTATAATTCTATTACGAATCCTGAATTATCTTAAATATTTAATAAATAATTTATTAATTTTTTATTAATTATTTATTAATTATTTATTAATTTTATATGAAACAATATAAAAATTATATATATAAATTATAATAATGTTAGTTATTGGCGTAATTTTTTTGCTTTTAGGATTAAATAATATTAGATGTTTTAATTTATATAATAATAAAATTAATAATAAAATTAATAATAAAATTAATAATAAAGTAAAAAAAATACATTCATTAAGATTACATTCAATGACAGAGTCTGATTTTTCTTTTGAAAATAATCAAACAGTTTCCAATCTAAAATTTGATGAAAAAAATTTTTTTCATTTTGATATTTTTCCAAGATTAGAAGGTCCAAATGAACATGGTTTTTTAACATGGTATCCTATTGGATTTTCAAAAGACTTTGGAATTCGTCCAAAAAAAGTTGTTATTAGAGATACTAATTATGTTGTATGGAAAGATAAAAACATCTATTATGGAATACGCGATGCTTGTAGTCATCAAGGTTCATCTTTTTTTCTAGGTGAAACCTGTAAAAATATTATTACATGCCCATATCATGGTTATAAATTTAATGGAACGAATGGTGAGTTAGTTGAAATACCAAAGATAAATCACATGGAATCAAATAGCCATAATATTGATTGTTTTAAAGTAGTTGAAAAAGGTGATATTGTTTATTTTAATACAATTCCTATGAATGACGAAAATAAAAATAAAATAAATGAATCAAAAATATTTATTGAACCAGAGTTTTTTGATAAAGAACAACGTGTTATTTATATATCAGAAGATTTTGAACATTATGCTAAATTTGTTAGTATAAATAGTCTGGATATTTGTCATATTGGTTTTGTTCATACATTTGGAAATAAAAAGAATCCTAATCCTATAAAAAATTCAAAAGTTATAAAAATTAATGATAATGATTTTCATTATAAAATTATTTATGAATATATTGCCGGTGAAAATTCATTAGTAAATAAATTATATAAATTTGTTAATATTATTGTTGAAAATGAATATATATTACCTCATACTACAGTAGCCAGAGTAAAATTTGGTCCTATGACATCAACAATTATTACTCATGCGTTACCAATATCAAAATTTAAAACAAAATTATTTGTAAAAGCATATAGAAGTTATTTGAGTACATATCATGATAAAAATACATTTTATTTATTTTATCCATTTGAAGCATTAATGAATATATTAGGTGATAAAATTACATATAATACCATGTATGCTACATTAAAACAAGATAAATCAATAGTTGATTTTTTGGATAAGACTAGTTATGAATCTATGCATGGAAAATTTAGTATTGCATATGATATATTCTCAAATCATTACAAATGTAATTACAAAAAATATTATGAAAAAAATAATTCAAGTATTTAAAAAAATATCTTCTAACAATTATTTTACACCTTTTCTCATTTCGCCCAATATAATATTTATAACCAACTTAAAATTTACTTGAATAATAATTATAATGTCAAAATTTATAAAATTAAAAAATTTAATAATAAATATAAATTATATACAAACAATAGTTATAATGCCAAATAAATATTATATTAATGTTATGAGTAACAAATTTGATGGGTCAAATTGGAATAGTCCTGTAATTGGTATTGGCAATGTTTCTTCATATAATTTTGAAATTAAAGTATGTGAAACTGAACATTCAAGTGATTACAAAAAAATTTCTGATTGGATTGATAATTGTTAAAGAAAAAAAATATAATATTATATAAAAAAATATAATATTATATAAAATAATTAATAATATAACTTTTAATGTTCAGTTACAATTCTTGGTACCACATTCATAGTTGTTAATTCCTGGAATAATAATTTACAAGCATATGGAATTTCAACATATGAGAAATCTACACGATTATCACATGTTCTACAACAATGAATATGTAATTTATCATTATATGAAGCAATAAGACCACACTTTTTACATACAAATACTGAATATTTATCTGACGCATCATACATTCTTCCTCTAGTAAATCTTGAAGCACCATGAGATACCATGGCATCCTTTTCCATTTCTCCAAATCTTAATCCTCCATCTCTAGATCTTCCTTCAGCAGGTTGTCTTGTTAAATTAACCATAGGTCCAATTGCTCTACTATGTTGTTTATCATTAACCATATGTTTTAGACGTTGGTAAAATACAGGACCCATAAATACATTACATTCTATTTGTTCGCCATTCAATCCATTATATAATAATTCATTACCATGTGCTTCATAACCAAGTTCTAATAATTTTTCCGATAATGTATTAATATCTATATTACCAAAACTGGTACCATCTCCAAATAATCCTAATTCAACTAAAACTTTTCCTAATAATGTTTCTTTTAATTGTCCAATTGTCATACGGGATGGAATAGCATGTGGATTAATAATTATATCTGGTCTTGTTCCATCTTTTGTAAAAGGCATATCTTCTTCTGGTATGATGTTCCCAACAGTTCCTTTCTGACCATGCCGAGAAGAGAATTTATCACCAATCACAGGTTTTCTTAAAGAACGTAATCTAACTTTAGCAAAACTATAACCATCGCCATTTCTATCTACATAATTTTTATCAATATATGTTTCTTCAACAGTTCTATATTGTTTACTACCATCTTCATATTTAATAACTTTTGTATGATCATTTCTGTTTTCTTTGATTGGCGTAACCTTTGCTATAATAATATCAGGTCTTACTCCATCTTTTGAAAAAGGCATATCTTCTTCAGGAATAATATTACCAACGGTTCCTTTTTGTCCATGTCTTGATGAGAATTTGTCACCAATTACAGGTTTTCTTAATGAACGCAATCTAACTTTGGCGAAACTATAACCATCGCCATTTCTGTCAATATAATTTTTATCAATATATGTTTCTTCAACAGTTCTATATTGTTTACTACCATCTTCATATTTAATAACTTTTGTATGATCATTTCTGTTTTCTTTGATTGGTGTAACTTTTGCTATAATTATATCACGATTTTCAATCAATGTATTTTCGGGAACTAATCCTTTTGAATTGACTTTGTTATAATTACCAAATTTCATACCTTTTGTTTTGGATGGGTCTGGTTTACATCTAATTTCCTCATCACCATTTATCTTTTGTTTATCTTCATCTTTTTCTGTATGATAAATCGTTATTTGAAATAATCCTCTATCAATTGAACCTTTATTAATTAATACAGAATCTTCCTGATTATAACCTGTATGAGTCATAATTGCTACATTAATATTACACCCTGAAGGAATTT